GGCAATCGGTCGCGAAGAAGCAAGTCGCGGGCGGGATCTTCGACATTTTCGACGGCTTCGAATTCAGCTTCGACGGTATGTTGACTTGGTTGCTTGAAAACTGGCAACTAGTTCTTCGAATTGCAATGGGCCTTTTGGTATTCCTTGACGCGGCAGAAAATAACCTTGACTAGTATTCTCAACACTTCTTGTCTTAAAATCGCGGGCGATTGGAACGAATTGTTCTATTCGCACCGGTTCGAAGATACGTCTTTATGGGCGGAAGAATACCGAAGGATGCAAGGCGGCAAACCGTTTTCAAATAGTCGGTTCCCATATGTTCGGCCGATCATGAATTCGAAGGCGGCGTTCAATTGGATAAAGAAGGCGGCCCAAACGGGCCTAAGCGAAGCGGCGATCACGATTTCGCTATACGCGGCGATTCGCGATTCGCTGAACGTCTTGTATTACTTCCCGACAAAGGCGAAGATGGATGAGTTTTCGGCGGCAAGGGTCGACGACGCGATCGTCTTGTCACCGTATATTCAAAGCCTAGTCACGACGAAGAATCGAAGTATGAAACGCTTCGGAACGTCGACGGTTTATATGCTTGGGGCGAACCTTGAAGGCAACGACTTGAAGTCGACTTCGGGGGCCCGCATGATCATGGACGAATTCGACGAATGGAGTAAGGAAGCGGTCGCCCTCGCACTTGAACGAATGTCGGGTCAAGTCGACATCGATACGCGGGTTTGGGGCTTTTCCACCCCAACACTTCCCGACGTCGGCGTCGACGAAAAGTTCAAGGAATCAACGCAAGAATCGTTCTTCTTCCCTTGCCCCCATTGTGTTGACCCTATCGCCCTTGAATGGGATCTTGAAGAAGAAACCGGGCGGCATTGTTTGGTTATGCCCAACAACAAGGCGGTCGGGGCATATTATCAATGCTGGCGATGCAAGGGCGAATTGCCTGACGATCAAAAGGCCGAATGGTTGGCGGGCGGCTTCTATGCGGGGGGCTTATGCAAAAACGGCAACCCGGTTGACGTCAGCGACACCCCGAACTTCAAACTGAACCGGGGCTTCTATGTTCCTCAGATGTATTCACCGGGCGTCACGTCGACACAATTCGCGGTCAAGTACCTTCGCGGGGCGGCGGGCGACCTTGCGGCCCTTCGTGAATTCTTCAATTCAGGGGTCGGTTCGCCATTCCTTGAAGGCAAGCACCGGGTCGAAGTCGCACACTTGAAACACGCGAAGTCGATCACCCCTTATTACTTGGCATCATGCAAGCCCAAGGGGGGCGACGTGATCACGTTGGGCGTCGATCAAGGCGGCCCGGTTCATCACTTCGTGGCCGTTCAATGGAAGTTCGACCTTGACCGATACGGCGACCCGAACGATCGGGCGATCGGTAAGGTCATCGGCTTGGGTCGAATCATGGCCGACGATTGGGATCGCGTTTACGGCCTCATGAGAGAATACCGGGTTCGGATGTGCGTCATTGACTACTTCCCCGAACCCACGAACGCCAGAAAGTTCGCCCGACGCTTCCCCGAATTCGTCTACCTTTGCCAATACCCGAACGGGGTCACGGGCATTCGCGAAGTTAGGACAACTGAAGACGAATACGGGGCGAACTTGGCGAAGGTTGACAAGACGGCTTGGCTTTCGAAGTCATTAGGCCGGATCATAGCGGGCGACCTTATGCTTCCCACTGACACCCCCGAAGAATTTGAAGAACACGTCAGGGCACCGATCCGAACAATGCACAAGGATAGGGTCAAAGCCGAATTCGTCATTGAAGCCCCTGATCACTACGCCCACGCCCTGAACTATGCCGAAGTGGCACTGAAAATACTTGACCCCCCTTTACATCAAAGCAACGTCATCACAAGGTAAAACACTATGCCAAGCGTCAGATACCTTCCCGCGATCAAATCTTGTATCAATCGCCACGTTCAGAACATCTTCGATCATTCCGACTTCATGAAGTGGCGTTATTGCTACGAAGGCGGCACCGATTTCATCACCGAATATCTTGAACGATATGTCGGGTCGACGGGTCAAGAAGGTCAAGCGGCCTTCAATCGTCGCGAAAAGTTGACACCGGTTCCGTCATTCGCGAAGAAAGAAATCAACGCGGTCAAGAATTCAATTTCGCGGCGACTTGGCGACGTCGACCGGCCGGGCGGTTCCGACAAGTTCCAAGACGCGATCGCGGGCAATGGTCGCGGCGTCGACCTTCGCGGGTCGACAATGAACGCCTACCTCACGAAGAAGATCTTGCCAGAATTGCTACCGATGGGAAAGGTCGGCGTCTTGGTCGATGCCCCTGACGTTCAAGCGACATCGCGGGCACAAGTACCGAAAGACTTTCAACCGTACTTGAACCGATTCGTACGCGAAAACACCCTGATCGCCATTGAAGCCGACGCCGATTCGCCAAGTGATTGGGCCCACGTCTTGCTTGAATCACAAAAGCACGATTTCAACTTGTTGACGGGCAAGCAAGATTGCGTTCGGTCGTTTCGGTATTACTACCTTGACGAAGATCGCGGCAACTTGGTCACACTGGTCTTCTTGAACGAACAAGGCGACCCGATAGGCGGCAAGGAAACGAACCTTGATTCGGTCCCCTTTGTTCAATTCGATATCGGTGGGTCACTTATGGCCGACGCTTGTTCGCATCAAATCACGCTTCTGAATATGATTTCGGCCGATTCGAATTACGCGATCGATTCAAACTTCCCCTTCTTGGTACGTCAACGCGGGGCGACCGAAATCGGCGAACACCTTGAAGGCGGCGAAGGCGGCGACACGACGCGGGCGGGCACGAATTACGGCCTTTACTACGGCAAGGGAATGAACGCCCCCGGTTTCATTTCACCCCCACCCGAAGGGATGCTTGCGTCGCTTGAACTTCGAAAGGAACTGAAAAACGAAATTCACGAACTAGTCACGGGAAGCTTGGCTGACTTGGGCGAAGAAGGTTCGGTCGAAGCGGGCCTGAACGCTATCGGCCTATGCCTTCAGGCGAGCGAATCGCGAATCTGGGATCATTGGGCGGCCTATGAAGACACCCGGCCCGAATCGCGAAAAGTCGCAACGATCAACTACCCCGATTCGTGGTCACTGAAGACCGACGAACAACGACTTGTCGAAGCCGAAAAGTTCATCAAGCTTGGCAACATCATGGTCGGCGAAACAAACAAGAAGGCCCTTGCGAAGAAGGCCGTCGGCATTATGCACCGGGGCACGGTTTCGACTTCGGAACTTAAAAAGATGGAAGCCGAAATTGACGCTTCGCCAATCGGCCTTGCCGACCCGGCCGTCATCATATCGGCGAAGAAAGAACAAATTCTTTGCACCGAAACGGCGGCGGCGGCACTTGGGGCGAAAGACCCGAAGAAAGAAGCTGAAGTTTGTGCAACGGAAGCGGCCGATCGGGCGGCCCAAATTGTCGCGGCACAATCCGACATCGCGGCGGCCGGGGCGGGCAACGACGACGGGCAAGTCGACCCGAAGTCGAAAGACAACGAAAAGGAAGGCGGCGACGCTAACTTCACAAAACCGGGCGACGCTGGTCGGCCTTCAAATGAGGAAAACGAATAATGGCAGAATATTACCGATCACTTGACGACGCCGACGCGTACTTCGACGAACAACTTTTCGTTGCGGATTGGACCGGGGCAACCGATGCCGACAAAATCAAAGCGTTAACGGCGGCCGTCAGGGCACTTGATTCGCTTCGGTGGAAGGGCGACAAGGTTCCGGTATACGACGCACTTGAAGCCGACGCTTCGGCCACGATCGCGACCCTTGAAGCGGCCGACGCTACACAAGCGAAGGCTTGGCCCCGCGATGCCGACGACATGGTCAAGAACACGGCGTCGACCGTGGCAACCGTCCTTCAATGGACCACGAACCCCACGGCGGGCAACTTCACCCTGACGATCGAAGTGAACCACAACGACGGCACGACTGATACCTTCACGACAGCAGCGATCGCATTTGACGCGGCGGCGGCAACCATCGAAACGGCGATCGACGTCGCGGCGACGGCGGCGTCGGTCACTGATTGGACGAACGGCGACATCGCGGTCGCGGGCGGCCCCCTGGACACGGCCGACGTCACTTTGACTTCAACGGGGTCGAATAACGTTCGGCCCGTGGTCGCAACCGACGCGACCTTCGACACCGACGGCGTCGCGGCTTCACCCGGTTCTTCGGTTGTCGTCAGCGGGGAGGTTCCAGATCGCCTATTCTGGGCACAATGCGAAGAAGCGATCACCCTTCTTTCGGGCCGTGATCCAAAGCAAGAATTCGAAAACGCGGTCTTGACTTCCGACGGCGTCGGGTCGTCGCGGGCATCTTCCGATCGGGCCCAAATGCCCCCGGTTCACACACAACACTTCTTCACGTCGGCCCGTGCTTGGGCATACTTAGCGAAGTTCCTTGACAACAAAGAAAGCGATTCTTTCCGATTTGAACGAAAATAACGGTTTTCCGTTGCGATTTAACCACGTTTTTTGATCTATTATAATAGAGGGGGCTATATCGCCCCTAACGGTTGTTCGGGGGCACCGGTCAAATTCCCCCCGGTTGGGTGGTTCGTTTTCGGCGGCGGCGAACCAAATACCCACAAAAGCCCCGGAAAAGATGAGGTTTTCACAATGTCGGAATCAACACCTATCGAAACCAGCACCCCAGCGCAACCAGCACCAACACAACCAGCGGCACCGGCAAACCCGGCACCAGCCCAAACGATCACTTCGATCGATCAGATTCCGCAAACTTTGCGAAATCAACTTGAATCGCAGCATCGCAAGGGGCTTCAAGAACGGTTGGCACAAGCGGAAGCGAAAGCGGCGGGCCTTGACGGTCTTCGCCAACAATCCCAAACGTTGTTGGAGCAACTTAGCGACCGGGGCGTTCAATTCGAAGAAGGATCTGATTTTGGCGACGTCGCCCTTCAGTTGACGGGCACACTAGACAGCTTGAAGACCGAGAAAGAAAAGCTTGACGCTGCAAACAAAACGCAAGGCGAAGCCCTTTCGGTGGCACAAAAGCAAGCGGAAACTTTCAAAAGTCAATACGAAAACACCCTGATTAATCACGCGTCGATGCGGGAACTTGCAGGGAAAGTTGTCGAAGGGAAGGCGGGCGAACTGGTCGCGGCCGAATTGTCGAAGCTTGCGAAAGTGGGTGAAGACGGCACGGTCGGGTATGAAATGGATATCACCGACGAAAACGGACATACGGCAAAACAAATGGTCGACGCCGCGACGGCGGTCGGTCAATTGGAAGCCAATGTCAAAGATTGGGGGTTCGCCTTCAAGAGTACGGTCAATGCGGGTTCGGGGGCAGGCGTCACCGATGGTATCCCGCGAAGCGGCGGGGGCCTTGACGTCACGAACATGACGCAAGCCCAACACAACGAACTTATGAAAACCGAAGAAGGCCGGGCGGCCTTATACGCGGCGATCGGTTAGTTCCAAAAACTTTCAACCATCAAACTTTTCCGGAGCATTAAAACACTATGCCAAACGACAACACAGCGGGCAAACCGCAATTCTGGGCACGCGAAGGTCTTCGAATCCTGATTCAAGAAACCCCGGTTCTTTCCTTCGTGAACCGACAGTTCAGCGACGAACTGGCGGTCGCGGGCGAACAAGTGAACGCCTATCGTGCTGACAAGCGAAAGACCCGTCGAAAAGACGCTTCTGACGCCAACACAGAGGCACCCGCGAACTTGACAGCGGTTCCCGTTGTTCTTGATCAATACTTCTTCGATGCCTTCATTCTGAACGACGAAGAAGATGCCCTTTCCCTTCCCGAATTGACTCGCATCCATGCGAAGCCTGCAATCGATACAATCGTCACCGGTTGTTCACGGGCGATCTTGGGTCGTTGTCATGCTTTCCTTCGTCAAGGAAGCCCAAGCAAGCGGGCCGGTCGTCTCGATTCGATGACTTCCAGCAACGCGGCCGACTTCATCCTTGAAGCCGAAGAAGTCTTGACTGACAACAACGCGCCGGTTTCGGCAATGAAGGTGGCAATCGTTCACCACACCGCCAACACCAAATTGATGCGAAGCGATACGTTCGAACGTGCTGACGCACGATTGGCCGACGGTTCGGTTATGACTGGTCGCGTAGGCAAAGTCTACAACACGACCGTCATCATGTCCCAAGATGTCAACCACGCGATCACCGCGAACCTTGACACCGAAGACAAGGCGATCAACTTGACAGCGGGTTACGCGGCCGGTTCAACGGCGGCGATGACAACTGACGGCGGCGGAACGGCCTACACGGTTGGCGAATACGTTGTCGTTGCTGGCAACGATCAGCCGACTTTCGCAACGGCCGCAACTTCCACGACTTCGGTCACACTGAACGAAGCCCTGAAGTATGCCGTTGTCGACGACGCGGTCGTCAAACACTATCAGGCGGGTGCGAACGAAGCGACCGCTAGGGCGATCGGGTACAAGAAGGAAATGGTGATCACTCACAATACCGACAAGTACATCCAAGAAGGTCAACTGATCAGCTTCGGCACGGGTGCGACACGTCACACCTACACCGTGATCGAAGTCGACACTGACGCCCAAACGTCAACCACGACCCCCGTATTGCTTGACCGTCCCCTTGACATCGCCGTCGGTTCGGCTGAAGCTTGCTTCCCAGGGCCGGGCGGGTCGATGAACATCGTCATGAACGAAAACGCAATCGCCTTCGTTTCGCGACCAATGAAAGCGAAGGCCGGTCGCGGGGTTGTTTCCGCAATCGCCAGCGAACACGGTCTTTCGATTCGCGTTCAAGAAGCCGACGAACTTTCGGCAAGCGGAACGCGATACGTCGTCGACTTGCTTGCGGGCGTCAGCGTTCTTGACGAAGACCTTCTTTGCGTAATGCTTGGCTAAGCTACACGCGGGAACGATTGGAGAACTTTTCGGGCCCGCCTTCGCGGGCGGGCCCTTTTCGGATCAGCGGGCGGCAAAATGGCAATCAACGAGAAATGGGCGAAGTGGACGCATCTAAGTGTATCGAAGCACTTGATCGACCAAGCGGTCGCCGATTCAGAATTGATTGTCGTTGAATTCGCAAACCAAATCACCCCTTCTTGGGAATCGGCGGCAACTCAGTTCGAAGCGACAATCGCAAACCTGAACTTCTTGGAACGATCGAAAGATTCGTACCTTTTGAGTGTCAGCGTTTTCGCGATCATTTCAAGCCTTCGAAACAACGGGGCCGAACATATCGAAGGGGTTGGGAAGTGTCAAAAGTGGTTGAATCAGTGCATTCGGGTTCTTGACTACGGCGATACCGACACGGTTGAACTTTGTACGTTGAAGGTTATATCGGGCACCGATGGAACCCTTGACACTACGAACTTGAAGCCCGCACAAACCGATGACCGACTTCATTCGACCATAGCGGTTAGCTACTCGGCACGTTTTAAAGCTTAAACTACTCACGCAAAAAGGTCTGTCATGGCAGTACGCATAAAAGAGCTAAGGGATATGACTCTTTACTTTCAGGATGGATTCAGCGGCACGTCAGCAATTGACGACGCGGCTATCGCGGCACTTGACACCACACTAGGGGTCGACACACATGCCCTTTTCGATGATCGAACTACGGTTCCCATCGGGGCACGATTCACCACGGCCGGAATCGCGACGGTTCGCACCGTCACGGCGGCACAATCTTCAGCGGTCTACACTCTTGACTTGACGGTTCCTTCGGCGGGAACGTTCGATATCACGGTCGACGGTCAAACTGAATCGGCGGTAGCATTCGATGTCGTCGACACGGTTCTTCAAGCGGCCCTTGAAGCTTTGTCTTCGGTTGGCGTCGGGAACGTATCGGTTGTTGAAACGGCCGACGTTTACGTTATCACCTTCCAAGGCGACCTAGCGAACACAGCGGTCACCTTGACGGTCGACGGTGCAAGCTTGACGGCCGCCGATTCGGAAACGCTTACGACGACCCAAGACGGCACGACGACTTACGAAGTCACCTTCACCCCGGCGATCGCTTCGGGTTCGGTTCCGGCCGACGATGCCGTGATCACTTGGTATCCGCGACGACTCGAATTCGAAGTCGAAACGGGTGATTTCGAATGGACCGAAGGGGCGAACCCCGTCATTCGGAAACCACGCGGCGTCATTGCTGGGCTTCGTCAGGGCGAGGATGTCGAAATGGAAGTCACGACTTCCTTTTCGTTCTCTTGGCTACGGGCGGAATCAACCGCAACCGAAGGGTCGGTTGACGACAAAACCCCGTATGAAGTTCTCCATCAAGAAGGCTTCGCGGCCGATTGGGAACCTTCTAGTCACGGGTCGCCTTGTGAACCGTTCACGATCGATATCGTCATTGAAGACCGGCCGACTTGCGGTTCGGAACAAGCCGAAGTTTTCGTTTTCCCGCAATTCGCCTTCACCGAGATAGCACCGACTGTCAGTGGCGGCGTTGTGAACCTTTCGGGAATGTGCGTCGCGAAGAAGCCGATCATCACGCGAACGGCAAACACTGACGACGCGGTCGGAATTATCTACTAGCGGATTCTTTCCCCCGACGGCCTTCGGCTGCGAATAAGCGGCGGGGCCGATCGGGGCTTTTCTTCCCCTTCCAGAGGCGACGTACAAATCAATGATCACGGGACAAATCACAACGGCCGGGGCGGCTTTGCTCTTGTTTGACAATACGGCGGGGCACTATCGCAAGTTGACCGTCAAGGCGGCGGCGGCGAACGGCGGCGATATGGCGGTCGGCAACGCGAACGTCAACGCGACAAGCGGCTACATTCTGGACGCGACCGAATCGGTCGAAATCGACATCAAGGGCACGAAGGCCGTTTACATCTTCGGGGCGGCTTCCCACACGGCGACATTTGTCGCGGTTTAATCATGCCCCAAACGATCGTACTATCTGTCGAAGAACTTGAAGAAACGGCCCATATCGGCCGGGTCGTCATGGTCACGGCGAACTTGACGATCACGGGCGGGGCGGTCTTCATATGCGACGCGACGGCGGGGGCGATCGCCCTGACGCTTCCGGCGGCCGGGGCCCTTGAAGACGTAACCGGAAAGGCCGACGGCCGTATCTTGATCATCAAGAAAAAAGATTCGTCGGTCAACGCGATCACGGTCACGCGGGCGGGAAGCGACACAATCGACGGGGCGACAACTTACGTTCTTTCGGCACAATACGATTCAGTTATGATCGTAGACGACAGCGACAACGATTCTTGGAACATAATCAGCACGGTCTAAAATGCCCCAAGTTAACAACTTCAATTACATAGAATTCAACCAATACCGGGCGGCGTATCTGAAGAACGGGGCCGACCGAAGTATGGTCGTCAATGGGTCGGTCACCCCGGTCGAATTTTCGTATTCACCCCCGGCCGGTTTTGATTTCTTGGTCAGCCGGTTGGCGGGCCATATGATTGACAACAAGACAATGAACGCCGACACCTTCGGCGGGATCGCAACGGTACTAACGAACGGGGTTCGAATCTATTTGAAAGGCCCTGACGATATCGAAACTTCCGACTTCCTTGACGGCACAACGCTACAACGCAACGGCGACTTCGACGCGTTCTTCACCACGACTTCACTTCTTTCAAATCGCGGCATGGGGTTTCGATGGGAATCGTTCGGTATCCCTGCCCGGTTGAGAGAAAACAATTCTTTCGCGGTTTCAATCGAAGACGACTTGTCTTCACTGATTCACTTCGAAATGATTCTTCACGGCGTAATGATACCCACGGAAGGCGACTAATGAGCAAACAACGTCCACAACGCGGCGAAAATCAAAGCCTTACCGACTATAAACTTGACCGATGCCTTGATTCTCTTGAGGGAATAGAAAGTTGCCTATTCGGCGACGACGCGGGCCGGGATGGCATCAAGTTAGATGTTGATCGTTTGAAACGATCAAGGTCGACCCACAACGCGGTTTTGTGGGTTCTTTTCACTACACTTCTTGGCGTAGGCGGCACCGTACTAGCGGGCGTCTTCATCAAATAACCTGAAGGATTTCAACCCATGAAAATCGACGGAAAACAATTCAGTAACGACAACGCGATCTTCGGCCCGGTCGTCATCAAACGCGGCAAGGAAGAATTCGCCTTCTTCGCCCAACCGGTTTGGGACTACGTCGAATTCGACGCTATGTGCCCCCGACCGACGGCACCCGTCACCGGTTGGAACCCTACAACCGGCAAGAAAGAAGCCGACCCGAAGTCGCCCGTATATCGGGAAGCAGTCAAGAAGTACGGCCTTCAGCGATGGGGCTATCTCGTCTTGAAGTCACTTGAACCTTCGAAGCTTGATCTTTCCGATATGGGCGTCAGCATTGACGACCCCGAATCGCTGGTCAAGGTCGAAGAAGCCTTGACATACAACAAGGAAACGAACCCGAACGGATTGGGCGAATACGAACTTCTTGAAATCATGCGAATCGTCGACGAAGCGAATTGCCTTGACGCCGAAAAGTTGGAGGAAAATAGGCAATCTTTTTTGGAACGAATGGCTTGCCAGGATACAAGTTCAGCTTGTGGCAAGCCTGCAACCGATGGGGAGTAACCCCATGGGTTGAACGATCCAAGCATCTTGACGACTTGGGTTTGAAAACACGGCTCGACATTCTTAACTATTACCAGATTGCTACACGCGGCGAATTCGAGCTTCGCCAAGCGATGGCAGAAACGAAAGGTATTTCACAATGAGTAGCTACGGCTTCTTGAACCGTGATTTCGATCCTGCCCTTCTCGCAAGGGCGATCAAGCAAATCAAAGATGGGGCTTTCTTACTTAAAGGATACTGGAAGCTTCAGGCGTGGGAAAATAAAGCCCACCAACTTGACGGGCGAAGTCGCCCAATGTGGGCCCTTGAAGGCCCGAACGGGATTGTCGACACCGGCATTCACCACGTTCTTGACCGTTTCAATGATACGGCGGGTCCTGAAGCAACGCTTGCCCCATGGTACGCGGGCCTGATCGACAACGCGAGCTTTACCGGTTTGGCTGACGCCGACACGATGGCAAGTCACGCGGGTTGGATTGAAAACCAAGACTATTCCGAAGGGGTTCGTCAAACGCTTTCCTTTTCAGCGGCGGCGACGCGATCGATCAGCGATTCAGTTTCCTTTTCGATCAACGCAACGGTCACCATCGAAGGGTTGTTCGTTTCGAGCGATTCGACGAAAGGCGGCACGTCGGGCACACTGTTTTCAACGGCCCAATTTGCATCGGCCCCGGCGTTAGTTTCGGGAAATACATTAACGGCTAATTATACTTTATCAGATTAAACCCTACAACCCTTAGACAAATTGTCCAAGGCCCACAAAGGTTGAAGATTAGAGAAATGGCAAGCTTGCAAAAACTCAGAACGAATGGTAAGGTCAAACGACGCCAGTGGGCGAACGTGGTCGATATGCCATTCCCCGTAGTTCTTCCAAGTCATACCGGGGGTGAACTGCATTTCAAGCCAAAGCTTCAACTTTGGCAACGAACACCCAAGGTCTTTAACAGCCGAACCCCTTTTGAATTCGCGGGCGACGACTTTGCTAAGGCGGCTTCTAAGGTTGCAAGCGATTCGGAAACTAGGGTCAACTTTCTTCCGCCCAATTCGTTGGGTCGACTGACGGTTGTTGATTCTCTTTTTGTTCTTTTGATAATGCTGGCTAACCGACTTGAGTCGATTCTTACGATTATTCTGGTATGCCTTTTTGTAGTCGGGCGGGTTGTTTTTTCGCCATGCCTCCGATCTGGCGTATGCCCTAACTTTCATCGCCGGGTTAAGGTGGCGATTGATAGTCATTGCACAGAAGCCAACAGATTCGGCAATTTCCCGATACGTTGCACCACGACAACGCATCAAAACACATTTCGTAACATCGGCGGGGGTCATCTTCTTGGCCATGCCGCTTAACCGTGCAAACTTCATTCCAAAACAAGAAAGGCTTTCACAATCATGGGAGCACTAGCAAACCTAAGAACGAACCGCAAAACCTTTAAGGTTGGTTCACCCCTTGACCAATGGGCCGTCAGGCAAATCAAGCGGTTGAATAACGACAACGGGGCGGCGGGCGATATCCCGGTCGAAACGTTGGCGGCGGCGGCTGACGGCGTATACGCCCAAGCACAATCGACACAATCATCGGGCAACCATACCCTGACGATCACGATTCGTCAAAGCGACGGATCGGTCGAAACGTTCACAACTGGCAATATCGCCTTCGACGCGGTCGCGGCGACCGTAGAATCGGCAATCGATTCGGCGGCAACGACGGCTTCGGTCACCGATTGGACGAATGCCGACATTTCGGTCGGCGGCACGTCAGTCGACAACGCCAGCGGCTTGACCTACACGTTCGACGGGGCTTCGGTCACCGAAAGACCGGTCACGGTTGAACTGACAGACGTCGACGGGGCGGGCGGGGCTTGGGGTGCTGTCACGGCGACTACACGCGGAAGCCTTGAACGGGCGGCATGGTCGATCTTGTTGTCGTATGGAATCATCGAATCGACGATTCCAGAACAAGACGCGGTAGCTTCCCTGACGTCAGTTACGAAAGGAACGGGAACCGAAACGAACCTTCTTCCGGCCGTGATCGTCAAGCAACTAATGATGGAAGCGGCGGCTGAAGATGCCAACAACGGGGCCTATTTCAGTCTCGAAAAGGCTATCATGCCGCAAGATCGATCGCCACTAGTTCAACCCCGCTTGACGGGTGACGGTGACGTTCACAACGCGTAAAGGCCCTTTCATGGGTGGGGCCTTGGGTTTCGGGCATGGATGCCCGGCCCTTTTCCGAATTCAATAATCAAACAAGCCGAATATATCGAAAGAAGGTGATCCAAGATGTCGTTGATATGGCTTGATAGCTTCGGGGCGTATGGCACGGGGGAAACTTCGACAACGCTTGAAAACTTATTGAAGGAACGATATGTAAACGCGAACACCGACGCGGGTACACAAAAGGGAATAATTGAAGCGGGTACAGGGCCCGGCAAAACCCTAAGCTTTGGCGACGGGTCAACAAGCGACTTCCTGACGGCGGGTCTTTTCGGAACCCCGAACGCCGAAGTGTACGTGTCTTTTAAGATGTACTTCGACACCCCGGTCGGGTCGGCGACGGGGTTCTTGCGGTTCTTCAATCCTTCAGCACTCGAAGTCTTAGAACTTGGGATTGACGATACGCGGACCTTCTTCGTCCACTCGAAAGGGGCGACCGATCAAGATAAATTCTACCCCCTAGACTGGTACGAAAATGAATGGAACCTCATCGAAATGTATGCCAAATCGGCATCATCCCCGAACGGGGCATACGAAGTCCGGATCAACGGAACGTCGGTAAGTTCCGGCACCGGCCTAGATACGTCCCAAACGGGCGGGGCAACGATAGATCGCGTCGTTATCCAAAATCAAGGCAGCGGAAGCAGTTCACAATTCAAGATAAAGGATCTGGTCATCAACGACGGGGCCGGGTCGACAAATAACACTTGGGTCGGCGAAAAGCAAGTCTTCGCATTGTTCCCGAACGGTGACACGGCTGACGAAGATTGGGCACTTTCGGCCGGGTCCGATTCCTATGCCCTGATCGACGAAGCAAGCAACGACGGCGGCACGTCTTACATTGAATCAAGTACGGCAACCGAAAAGACAATTCTTGACTACGGGGCGACGGGTTCCGAAGCGAACGTCATCGGGATTTCAATTCATTCGGTCGTTGCACTTGACGCGGCCGGTTCCGAAACGTTCGACGACATCGTCGCGGAAGGGGCAACCGAAACCGATTCGGCGGCCCATACCGTGGCTTCGACGTCATACGCTATGTTTGACACCGTTTACGAAACAAACCCCGACACGGGGGTCGCATGGACGGCGGCGGAATTGGACGCAATACAAGGGGGCGTGAAGTTCAACTAATGGCACTGCTACACCTAGAAGGGTTCGAATGGCTATCGTCGATCACCCGCGACAACTTGACAACTGAAATGGACCGGTGGTGGTCTTGGTCTGATACGGGTACGGGGGCTTCCGATGCCATGCAAACAAGCCGGACGGGGTACGTCGGTTTGGCCCTGACGGCAATTTCACAAGATTGGACTTTCCGAAAACACCGGCAACCAGACGACGCCGATAACACGCTAGTCATCGGTATGTTCATCAAGACGCCAACCGTTCTATCATCCTTCACGGAAATACTTCGGGCATACGCGGGCGAATCGGTGCAATTCTCTTTCCAATCAAATAGCGACGGAACCCTTGATTTCTACCGGGGCACGGGTTCGCTATTAGGAACGTCGACCTTTGCCTTCTCCGCTAATACGAAATACTATGTCGAATTCAAGGTAGTAGTCGGCGACGGCACAAACGGGTCCATGGAAATGTGGGTCGCCGACTTGTCAAGCGACGATGATACCGTGACGGCCCAAGAATGGACAATCACCAGCGTCGACACTAGAAGTTCAACGTCAGCATATGAAACTAGTTGGGATGCGGTTCAGCTGTTTTCTTGGGGGGCGACGACTATTTACGACGACATCTACATATGCGACGGAACGGGGAGCACCAATAACGATTTGCTCGGTAACCTATACGTCGAAGCGATCACGCCCACGGGGGCGGGCACGACGACCGACTTCACCCCATCGGCCGGGTCGAACTATCAGAACGTGGACGAAACCGGATTAAGCGATGACGACACCACGTACAATGAAGCGACGGCCAACGGCGACATTGATCTTTATTCAATGTCAAACCTACCCGGCGGGGGTGACATATTCGGGGTTCAAGTTCAGGCCGAAGTTCGGGTCACTGAAGGCGACATGCGAAAGGTCAAGCTTCTTGCCCGCGAAGGTACTACGACCGGGGCAAGCGGGCAATTCTCGACACTAAACGACACCTACGGTGGGCGGGCCTACGTGTTCGAAACAAACCCCGATACGTCACTTGCGTGGACGTCTACCGAAGTTGACGCGATAGAATGCGGCATTGAACAAGACGCCTAGAAAGGCCCCGACCCATGGCAGCGATACGCTTAACGCAACAACATATCCAATACGCGGCCGACGCTTCGACGAATTCAGTCGTCAGGGTCACGCGGCTATTCGCCCAAGTTGCCCGGTCTTCGGCGGGTGCGGTTGTCAAAGTCGTCAACCAAACTATATTCGCAACGACGCCCCAAACGCTCGTCTTTGAAGATCATTTCTTCGTCAATGCGAACTTAACAATCTTCGGCGACGTCGCTGACAACGAATGGACTTACGACCCGGTCTACAATGTATTCATAAGCCAAGCCCTATTCGGGGCGGCGGGCGACAATACGGCCGAAGCCTTATACTTCCCCGTAGCCCATACCATGCTATCGGGCGTCGCAAGCCCTGACGCCTACCGCGAAATCACGCAATACCTAGGATTCACCGAACGATTCTTCGAAGACGTTACGCAACTATTGTTTACCGAACTTGAACCGGGCGTCGCCACGATCGCCGAATCGGTTTCGGTTCTCCACGTCATGTTCAGCGTAGGCCCCCAGGTGGCACAAGCTCACAACGCTTCTGATTCTCTTGGATGGTCAACGGCTGTCGCCCAAGTCTTCGATAATTCGATCCTTGAACGTATGGGGCTATCGGAAACCCTTGATAGTTCGGCGACCGGATACGGGCGAAGCGAAACCCACGGCGGTTTCATGAAGCAATCGATCGCGATCAGCGTCACCGGGAACGCTTGCCGTGAAGAAGAATATTCGCCGTTGATCGGCGAGAGCGGCGACGAAACCTTCGAATCGATGGCGGTCGCGGGGCCGGTCTTGTCCGACGGCAATACCCTGACGCTGACCTATCCCTTTGTATCCCCCACGTTGACCCTGATCCTTGAAAACCCCGACTTCGGCAATACCGACACCTTCAACTTTACACGGCTTGACCGAAAGACGCGGGGCGGCGATCGTAAACTTTTGACCGATGCAAAGTGGGCCAAGTGGGAACGTCTAGAGCTTTCGATGACGGGCATTGATTGCAACGCGACAGTCGACGAAATTATCACCTTCCTAAACGCGTCACTAGGCAAAGAAATCGGGTTCGCCGATTGGGAGGGCCGAACGTGGAAGGGAATTATCGTGGCACCCGACACCGACATCATTGAACAACAAACCGGGCGGGCGTTGAAACTAGTCTTCGAAGGCGAAGTAACAACGCTCGACGTGCAATACAATGACTTCGACGTCATACACGGCCAAGACACCGACGGTACAAACATCCAAGTTACCTATGAAGAAAGCGAATAGATAAATGGCAACCATAATCGACCTACAATCATTGGATCGGGATATCTTCGTCAGGGGCGACGACGCGATCGCCCGAACGATCACCCTAGGCCAAACCGGGGCGGTCGATGACGACGTCGTCGTTGATTCGGGCAATTGGGGCGTCACGGCGGCGGGCGTCGGCACATTCGCGGGCGTTGTTAACTTGAACGGCGGGGCGACGGCACCTTCGGCGTCTTCGGGCGGTTCGTGCGAAGTCTTTGGCAGCGGGGCGGGTGCTGCTCTGACGACCGGGTTCGGGGTCAATGCGTTTGGCAACGGGGCACTTGCGGCCAATACTTCCGGGAACAATAACATAGGCATCGGCGTCAACGCGGGTGATGGCATCACCGACGGGGCCGACAATATCGTCATCGGCAACAACGCCTACCGGTCGGCGTCTTCTTCAAGCAACGAAATAGCGATCGGATCGCAAGCGATGCGGTACTACGAAGGGGCGAATTCTATAGCAATCGGGACTAATGCGATGGCGGGTTCGCAAGTCACACCATTGACGGCGAACTTTTGCGTCGCGATCGGGACGAATGTTATGGTCGCGGCGGAAGGGGCGGCTTGGAATAATATCGGGATTGGGGGTTCAGCCCTTACAAGCCTGACGACGGCGACGGGCAATACCGCGATCGGGAAAGACGGCGGCAAGCTGATCACGACGGGCGTCAACAATATCATGATCGGCAACGGGGCGGGCGAAACGACCACAACAGGGGCGTCGAACATCATTATCGGGTCGGGCGTCGATGCCGATTCAGCAACCCAAACGGGGCAACTGAAGATTGCCTACGGGCCCGCACAAACGCCGACTATCACGGCCGATATGCCGAACGGCCTTGTTGGCGTTAATATGGAATTGACCGACGTTGACGCGACGCTTCATGTCACGACCGACGCGGGCGACGCGGTTTCGTGCCTGAAGCTTGAACAAGACGACACCGACGACGAGTTCATCGACTTCGAAGGAACGTCAACGGCGAACGGTCTTTCGAGCATTTCTTCACTTACGGCGGGCAATACGATCCAAGGGTTCTATCGAATCAACGTGAACGGGGTTCAACGTTGGGCACCATTTTACGACGTCCCAACTAGCTAGAGGTGATGTTGTGCCCGCGAAAGACCCCGAAGAAGCAATCAAACTAGGTCGCGAACTGATATTGAAGGTCGCCGAAGTCAACGGGGTTCAATACTTGACAAAGGCGGAAGTTCGGCGTATAATGGCCCTTGCTGATCATTTCAGCGATAGGGCGGAAATTCTGAGGAATCAATGAGCGTAGCAATATCAGCACCGTACCCTAAGACGAAGGTCACGACGATCTTGCCTGACCCACAATTGGGCAACACGCGGGCAACCGAAGCGAACGTTCAATTGAAGCGATCAATGACCGGGCGGCTATGGTCATACGTTCAATCCAACGATCGCGAAATTATGGTCTTGACTTTCATAATCACGCGGCAAAAGGATTTCGAACTTGCCGAATTCATTCGGGTTTATCTGACGGCCGATTGGAAGCTGATTGACCACAACGGCGACGAATGGAAGGTCAAGCTTCTCGGCGAACCTATTCGACGCGATTCGGTCGGCCGGGCGGCGTCATCGAACACAAACGCGACAGGCGGCGAAACGAAAACCGTCACCCTTTCCTTTTCAGCGGAAGCAATAGTATAATGCGAATAATCGACCCGACCGTCCAAACCCTACTCGAAACCCAACTAGGGCAAGAAATCGTTGTCGTGCTTGAAGTCTTTTGGACCGAACGACAAGACACGGCGATCGGCGGGTCGACGACGCGGGTTTGGTATGCCGACCGGGCGATCGACGGCTTCCCTGAAGTACGGTCAAACATCTTGTCACTTGGTGAAATTGATGCTTCGGTGATTGTATCGCAAGGCGGGCAAGCCCGAAGTGTACCTGTGACACTTGACGATACCGACGGCGAAGCGAAGCGGTTCTTCGACGAAAATGACTTGCATAAGAAGGCCGTCAGGGTTTGGTTTTGGGTTGAAGGAACGGATTTCGCGACGGAAGCCTTCCCCATCTTCTTGGGTCAAATCAATTCGCCCGTAGTTTGGAAGGAAGGGTCAAGGGAATTCAGCTTCGAAGTCATCAACCGAATTGAAGACGTCGAAGTCGGGTTCAGCTACGAAGAAGGGTCAGCAAACGAAGTACCTGAAGACCTTATCGGCAAGCCGTGGCCGTTGTGTTTTGGAACCACAATAAACACCCCCGCGCTGAAAGCGGTTCCTTCAATTTCGGGTATCCTTGCGGGCGGCGTCGGCATTAAAGACTTCACACTAGGGGCCCGCATTGGTTTGGCTGACGCGATCACTTGCCCGCAAACGCCGATTGGGTTCAAATGTTCAGGGGCATACCCAAACATTACTTGCGGTACGGCCTTCGAAACGGATCAAGGTTGCGTTCAAGCCCGATGCCTTGAACTTGAACTTCTTCGCCTTCAGCTTGAAGAACAAAGTCGATACGAATTCAGGCAAATCGTCATCTTCGGCGGCGAACGCTTTGCACAAGCCACCCCGTTAACGCTTGACATAAACGGCGGGAAGTTCTTCGGCGAATTTACGGGCACGAATACGGACCCTAGCAACATCTTCAGGGTATCGGGCCGACGTCACCCCCGATACGATCCGGCAACGGGCACGGTCAAGACTGACCCGGTTCAAGCGGCACTAGATTCAAGATGCCCCGGAACGTTATCTGACGGGGAAGATTCCAACTACACCGACATATACTCCGGCCCGGTTTGGACCGGCCTACGGAATTCCAGAATTTCATGGGAAAGATTCCGACAAGCGGCAAGGGCCGACTTCTTTTGGGCGGGCGGTGGGTCGACGGTCACACTTGACAACGATCGCGAAATCACCTACATCGCGAACATCTTGCCTTCGACGATTCACAACGTTCGGGCCGTCAGATTCCTGAACGGCAACGAGTTCCTTCTTGACGTTCCGACCGATTTCTATGAAGTGCGGGAAACCGATTATAATGGTTATATGGTGACCGAAATCGTCTTCCAAAGGCCCCTTTCAAGTGAATCGAAAGAAAGCGGCGGCGGTTGGCGGGATGAAATTTACATCACGCAAACTTCATCGGTCGGCCCGAACACGGTCGACATCATTCGTTGGTTCATCGAAACCTATACCGACTATGCAATCAACGAAACTTCGTTCGGCGACGTTCAACCGAAGGTCGAAGTATACCCGATGCACTTTTGCCTAGACACACGGCCGAACCTGATCACGATCTTGCAAGACATCGCCCGACAGGCCCGTTGTGCATTGTGGCAAACGAACGACGAATTCTTCATCAAGTACCTTCCCGAAACGCCGACAACGGTCGCGACGATCGTCGAAGATGACGTTCTTCGGGATACGGCCGAAGAAGACGGCAAGGGGACACTTGAAGTTCACTTGACCCCGACCGAAGACCTTGTAACGAAAATGGTTTGTAAGTGGCAAAAAGACTTCAGCCCGTTCATAAAGAAACCTAACACCCTGATCTTGCGGCACAATATAAAGCGATACGGCACCCACGCGGAAACGATCGATTATTTCACTTATGCGCACCTTGACCTTGTCCGAAAGTCGGCGACGTTTTGGCTGATTCGCGAATCGAACACTTGGAAACGGGTCAAGCTATCGGTTCCGCTGTCCTTCGCATTTCTCGAACCCTTCGACGCGGTCACGGTCGACTTGCCTGACGTCAACGCGACACCCTTCACCGGTATCGTCGAATCGGCGATTCTTGATTCGTCGGGCAAGCAAGTGAACGTTGAAATTTGGACACCTATCAGGGCGGGTGAACCCGACGTATATGATTTTGCCTTCCCGGCAAACATAGCAGAATCGGCACTATTCCCAACGCTTGAAGCCCGCGACCTTTCCGACGCGGGATCGGGAAGCGATCCAAACTTCTCGGCAATTGCCCCACCTGGACACCCGTTGAACCCCGACCGGTCGGGGATCGTCAGCGGCTTCGGGTTGGGCTGTAACGGTTCGGGCGTCACGTCAATGGAACCGGGCAAGTGTAGGGGCGATCACGGCGACCGGAACCCAAGCGATACGGGCGACAAGAAACCGGGCGTCAAAATAAACAATTCAAACAACGTCGCCGACGTCAATGGGGGCACAAGCCCGGTTTCAAACGGCATAGGCTACGGCACGGGGTCAAAGTCTTGGCAAGATAAACTTCAGAAGGACAAGATTGAAGGCGACTCGGGTCGCGGCCGCGAAGTCGCTGAAGGCGGCGGTACGGGGTCAAGCCCCGGATCGGGTGACAACAACAACAGCTTCGACACCGACCTAACGGAAGAAGATCTAGAGGATCTGCCTGAGGACGGCGGCGACGCCGAATACAAATGTTCGGTCACGGTTACGTCATTCAATACAACCGAATCACAATCGGGTGTACCGATAAGTTGCGTTTGTGTCCCCGACGGGTCGTCTTGGGCCGAAACCTACATCTTCGATCAGAAAGAAGCGGGGGCGAACTTTTGCAGTAGCCAAAAAGGGGCGTCAGCTTGCAAGGGCAAATGTCCTTGTGGGCCTTGTCGCAATTGTTCGACGTCTTGTTCGGGCGACCCGACAAAGGAAGGCGACGGCAACTTGATCGGATATGATGGCGGCAACCGGGGGAGTCAACCCCCCGCTATGCTAAGCTAGAATCACGTTTGAACCTGAAAACCCCACGGCACGAAAACCCATGAACGAACCGAAGAAAAGCGACAACGAACTTTTCGCCCCGTGTTCTGAGCGTCACCGAATAGTTCAGTTCCGCAAAGACGGCACGAAAGGGGCAATTCAAAGATGCGGAGAACCCACGGCCGAAAAGAACGGCCTTCAGGTTTTGCCTGACGATTGTGAGGCTTGCCCGGTTCGAAAGATGGTCACCGAAGCGGCCCTGAAGGCGAAGGAATATTCGCCCCCGTTAGTTGCTGAATTCGCGAACGTCACGTCGACGAAGCCTGACGACGGAAGCGACCCCCGGTTCTTGCCTTGCCTTGACCGTAACGTGGCTCAAATAGGCTCTTGTTGTGGTGGTTCCTTGCCAATCCGGGTTTGCGATTCGGTCGATTGTTGGCGGCTTGGTTCCGAAGTCAATTCGGGAATGTGCAACGCTTGCCCTTATAGAAGGCCCGAATAATAGTCGGCCCACATATCGGCCCAATGTTCGGCATTTTCTTCCGCACAAGGTTCGCACAACGTCACGAAGTTGCGTTCGTCATCATTGTATGCCGTATCTTGTCTTTGCCTGACGGCCCCGCGACACTTGCAGCATTCGCAACGCGGGCCGAAGATCCAATTGAATAGCCTTCGCATAAGTCGATCATTCTTTGTATGAAATTAGGGTCGAAGCGGTTCTTGGGGTTGCGAATGATGTCGCGAATTTCGTCAAGTTCAGTCTTCATGGCCGGGGTCACTTTCTGGCCGAAACGGTCGCGGGTATTGTATTTTACGCTTGACCTTGTTAGCGGTTTCGTTGTATTCGCGATCGATCGAAGAATCGAACGCCACGCAATACCAGCCGGGGAAATCCTTTAAGATCACTTCGCGGGTCCGGAATGGATCGTCAGTCGTCACTTCGATCGTATGGGTTGACACCACGGCCCTTGGGTACGAACCGGGAACGGCTATCTTGCGGGCAAGGTGAAACTGGTACGGTTGGCAAAACATCATTGTTCTGTTGACTTTCTTAAAGTTGTAAATGCTTCGGTCGCCGACATAGCGAACCCAAATGGCTAAAAATATTATGGAAAGTGTGAAAAGTACGGCAATAGGATTAAGGTCGGGGTACATATAGTCACCTTCGAAGGGCATAGAACCGGACACTGCTACCATAAGTCGAAAGGTAGGTCGGGTGAACTATCACGGGGTTTGCACCCCATTTCGACTTGACCCAACCGTTGCCAAGATATAGGCCCGAATGGATCGGCTTGCCGTCTTCGAAGTACACGATTCGATTCGCGTCTTCAGGGGCGACTTCTTCGGCGGCTTCAATGAACGGCGTCGGGTCGTCAAGCCAGCGTCGAGAACTTTCCCACGCGTAGTTGTGGCAGTTGAAAGAATCATCGCCGACATACTGGAAAACTTGAAGGGCGACGAAAGCGAGTATCAAAAGGTTGCGAAAGGTCTTCATCGGCGGACTTCCCTTACAGTAAAGGCGATGATCACGATGACTAATGCCCCGCACATGGTGAACGGCAAGTTCGACTTCGCGAAGAAGTCGACATTCACGTTCAGACTAATCAGGGCGGCGACTACAGCAGCAACCCCTAGGGCAGCGGCGACGTCTAAAACTTGGTCTACTAGGTTCAACATTGTTTTGTCTTTCATAAGAAAAGGTCATTGGGTACACTGAAAGCATACGGCCAATGACCTAACTTGTCAAATTTTAATATGGGAATTCTTATTAAAGCTTGTCAGAAGTCTTCGTCAGCGAACACCCAGTCGTCATTGTCGACGTTTTGGCACTTCCTTGTAATGTTAGAAGCATTACAACCCGCAAAGTCGGCGGCTTTTCTGACGCTGTCGAAGACCTTGAAATCAAGGTCGTCAGGGCAATAGACCACGGCCCGCGACGCCCCGCCCCCGTTTATTGAATCTGAACCCCTTGACTTCAGCAACGTTTCGCGAAATTCGTTCCGATAGACACGGGCCAAGTGGCGGGCGGTCTTCCGCGAAGTGATTGTCAACCCGCACACTTCGCGGGTCGGTTCTTCTCCAAGCGATTGTAACCAAATATGAAGCGGCGAATCGTCTTCGAATCGCGACATCCATTTCACGACGGCGGGGTGACCGGCATCGGTGAAACCCCCACAACCGACATAACGAACGACGCCCTTGTCATCCTTCCAAATGTAACACGTCCAACTAGTTGCCTTCATGGGTTTCGTCCTTTTCTTCAATGGGGAATTCGGGGATCATTTCGGCCGTCCGAAGACCATGTTCGACGGCCCTGACGATAGCTTCTTCAAGCCCTTCGGTATGGTTGATAATGTGAACGACGCCCGATTCGTGCAACGCGGCATGAATGACTTCGTGGATGAGGGTTTCGGCCGGTTCACCCTTGTCGGTGTTGACCCTGATCAACTTCTTGTCAGTATCACAATCACCGAAAAGGTTCTTCTTCAGCTTTTCCGCCCTGACGGTATAGTCGGCCCCTAGTATGTTGACAATCACTATACGTCCACCGAACTAACGCCGTCGACGACAATGGGGGCTTGTTCTCTCGGTCCACCTGGACGGGTTTCGTCCTTTGTCAATGGGTAATAATAGTTGACGAAGCGGGCGAATCCCACATTTGGCGTTGAGACGTAGTCAAGGATTGGGTCGACGGGTTCGCGTTGGGCCCCGAAATCGGTTTCAACCGTGATCGAATTATAATTCTTGTGCCAAGTACATATGCCGAACGTTTTGTCGTGCCCCGGTTCAAGGTGCGAATTCTGGAAGGTTACATTAGATCGCGTATCGTACGAACCGTTTCCGCTGACAAGGGATCGCCCCGATTTCATGTCCATTCGACATCGGTCAATCACCGTTGAACCGTTGTCGAATGCCCGGCCTAGCGATTCGTTTCGATGCCTTGAAGACACCCATAGCATTGAATGTGAATCGGGGCCGCCCCGGTGATGCTGGTTTATGTTGCAACGTGATGCCGTCAGGGATGAAGCCCCGTTGAACAATTCGAAGTAGTACCCATCGAGAACCGAATCGAGCAATTCAACGGTCGACCCCGAATGTGCCATAAAGCAAAGCTTGCCGCGACTCTTGAAGTGGCAACCCTTGAAGTGAATGGTCGAATTCTGAACGTTCACGACGTTCGAAGATTCAAGTCGCATCTTGGCGGCACCCGTTTCGCCCTTTTCGGCAACGCGAAATTGTCGATAATTTTCGGCGACAAGCCCACCCACGACCACATTTTGGCAATCGACGAAATTGATCACCCCTGAATCGGGGGCGTAGGCTTCGGTGAATTCGACGTTTCCGCGAAGCGGCCCCAAGAAGTAGATTTCGGCGTTCTGAAGGCCCTTGATTGTCAATTGCCCGATGCCGTCAAGGGCCCCCGGATGGATGTAATGGTGATAGCCGTCTTCGAAGGCAAGCCGTCTCCCGGCCCGAAAGACATGTGCAAGTTCGGTTTGCCCCGATTTTTCGCTGATTGTGGTCCTGATGCTTGTTTCTACACGCATGGTCGATGATACCTTTTGGCGGATGCGTCGCCAGCGGCCCCACGCGGGCCGCTAACGAACGCAAGGGTTTGGGGGTCTTACGATTGGTCGGGGCCTACTTCGTCGCGAATGGCCTTCATTTCGGCTTCGTGCTGAGCTTTCCGGCCTTCCACGTCATAGATCATCGCCTTGCCGAAGTCGGTGATTGCGGAATCGCCGACCGAATAGCCTTCGGCGGGCGGCGGGTCGTTGAAGGAAAGCTGGTTTTTCCGAAGGTCGAAGGGTTCGATGATCCAATTATGCGGGGCCTCGTTTTCTGTATCCAAAATCACAAAACGGGCCGGAATCGCGTAATTCGCGATGTTTTCCTTCGCCCCGTTGAAGCGATGAACGTGAACGACCATATGATCGCGGGGGCCGAATTCGACGAAGCTTTCGGGTATGCTGGCGTCGTCAAGCTGAAGTAGGTGCGTTTGGGGGTCGAATGGAACGGTCATATTTCACCATTTGAAAAAGGGGAACTGAAAGTCAACACCAAGTCTACCCCCATTGCGACCAAAAGTCAACACTTTAAAAAAGTCTAGACTGCCTCTTTCATCAATACCCTAGACCAATGGTCACCATAGCCTACTTCAAGCACGTTCAGGGCAATGGTATTCGGAA